ACGCGGGCATACGAGCCACCTGTGACTTCGGTGCCGCCGGTGCTTTCAGTCGGGGCTACCGTGTACAGGGAGACATACCACGCAGTCGGGCGGGTTGCCGTGTTGGCCGTGAACAGGAAATCAAGTACAAGGTCTTCGCCAAAGTTCGTAAGGCCAGCCATTAGTAAACCCTCCGGGTTCGTGCTATCAGCGGCGACCCGCTGTGTAGGGATTTCTGGGACTCATCTTGCAGCGATTGTACGCGAGCAAGGTAAATCTGTCCAAAGGTCTGCATCCGCGCATCGTCCATCAGGAACGGTGCGGCATGCGTTAGAGCGCCATACAGGTAAACGTCGGGAGCCTTGACCAGCAGCCAGTTTGACGGGGCGGCAGTCGATAACGACGGTATCGTGCCGTAATAGACCATCTCAATGTCAACATTAGAAGCCGGTGGCGGGACAAGCTCAATGGCGCCATTCATCAGGGAATAGAAGGTAGGTGATGTCAGGGCTTGTGTTGAGTTTACGATGTCGCTCTCATCAAGGGTGATGTACCGCAACGGGCTCATGCCGCCGACAAGCTGTAAGTTCAGAGCCTCCAGCCAGTCTGACGGAAGCTGCACATATTCTTGATTGGATGTGGCTTCTGCCCTGACGATCATCTGTCGATCACGAAGCCGCGTATTCAGGTCAGCCTCGGCAAACTGGATGAACGTCTGTATCTGAGATGTCAGATCAGCACGGTTCAGATAGTCTGCAATGGTAGACTGGAGTGTCGCGTAATTCGTGATCGTCGCCATCAGCTTTTCATCCAATGCGTCCGAAATGGAGCGGCTTCTTCAGTCGCAAGCCACTTTGTGATTGCGCCCCGATCACCGAGAATACCGCGTTTCCGCAGATCAAGATAGAGCGCCATCGGCAAAGATGCGACCTTGACCATGCCGTCTGGCACCTTGTCAGTCTTGCTAATCAGATCGCGTTCAGCCTTGGCCGCAGCGGCAATGTCATCAACATTGTAAACCGTCTCAAGGATTAGCTTGTTGTCTGTCGTTAGGTGCATCTTCTGCGACGTACCAGTTGTACTGTCGTGAGAGATCAACGAAGACGAATTTTGTGTGATGTCGTAATCAGCCATCGGTTCCTCAGATGGTAAAGGAGCCGGGTATCCCCGGCTCCAGTTTTACTAAGCAGAGATCAGGTTCGCCACGACGGCGTGTGCCTTTTCCGACTTAACGCGCAGGCCGTATTCCACGACCATTTCGGCCTTCGTGCTGTCGCCAGTGACGGCGAGGTCGAAGGTTTGGAACGGACGCAGGTACGAAACGGACGCATACTCAGGGTCCAACACGAACGCGAAGAAGTTCGGCTGGAAGCGGTTCGGAACAATCGACACTTCGCCGAAGTCACCGAGGTAGATGTCAGCCGTGGCGATGATCTTCATCGGCTGGACAGAGTTGTAGTTCATGCGCTGCTGGGCAAGGCCAGAGAACGCTGAAGCAACCGTCTTGTTATAGGCGTTGACCATCAACACCTTCGGATCGCCACCCTGCGTCCAGACCTGCTGGATAGCAGTCTTGAGCATGGTTTCGGTGAAGGCAACGTCGGTGGACGTGGACAAGCTGGTCCAAGCCGTGGACGGATAACCGTTACCGCCAGAGCCAGACATTGCAGACACCACAGCCGCGTTTGCCTGCGAGTTGGTGATGAGCCATGTCGGCAAACCAGCAGTCTTACGAGCAACCGAGGTCGAACCGGCAGCACCAGCCTGATTGCTCAGGAGGATGGCTTCCATGTCACGCTTCAGTTCCTTAGCCGATTTAGCCTTCTGATAGGCCATCTGCGAGGTCATGCCTGCGTTGTTTACCTTGTTATCGGTGTTCGACACAGAGACGACCTTGCGGCTGATCTGCGTGTAGTTGGCAACACGAACAGTCGGGGTGAACTCGGCATTGCCAGCATCCGCGCCTTCGATCACAGCATTGGCTGTGTCAGCGCCAGTCAGCACGTCCGTCTGCCACTCGAAATACGTGTTCTCGCAGGTGTCACGGCCAATGTTCGACATGAACGGCGTGTCAGTGGGCGAGATGTCATAGATGATGTTGCTCAGGTCCGTGCGGATAGAGTTGGGACCGTCATAGGTTGTGACTTTTGTAACCGATGCCATTTATTTTCTCCGAGAGTCGAGAAGACTGAAATAAGCAGCCGCGTCATTGACGTGGCCAGTTGCTTTGAGACGCTGTTGAACTCGCGACATATCGTTGCCCTTCACAGGATTGCTGGAGTTCCCGCCGCCTCGAAGTGGCTTTGGCCCTTCCTGACGAACAGGCTTGGGGCGATCAGCTTTCAGGGCGTCATAGCGGCGTGCTTTCTCAAGCATCACCACATATCGAGGATCGTAAACATTCTGCAATTCCTCTGCACTGAACCCAGCCGTCTGGCCATAATCCCGCAGTTTCTTCACAGAAGCTGTAAACGCCTCCGGTTCCTTCCATTCGCTAAAGGCCGACTTGAGATATTCTTGGCCTTGAACGAGAAGCTGCTGTTTAGCCGCTTCCTCAGCTTGCTGCCGTTGCCCTGCAATGCGTTGTTCTTCGTATTGCAATGAGGCGAGTTGCTGTTGCCTATCTCGCCACTGGTCACGGTAGATCGGATAGTTAATCGGATCGTCTCGATGAACCTGCGCCCAGTCCGGTTCTACCTCAATCTGCGCTTGCAGAATGGGTATCGCGGCTTGGATCACCTGCTGCATCTGAGCGCGTTCTTGCTCTATCCGCTGCTTTTCCTGTCGAACTGCTTGTACATTACGCGAATAATCGGACTGCCTCTGGTATCCTTCTAAAGCCTCTTTCAACGAAACCTGCTTCGTCTCGCCGTCAATCTTGACGGTTACGAGCGTGTTTGGATCGAGCGGCTTCTTCTTTCTACCTTCGTCGTCCGCGACTTCATCTGCCTCAACATCATCGTCAGAACCGGATTCCTCCGGGGTCCATTCGTCTTCTGATGTCGTCTCGTCGGCATACTCAGCCGCCGCCTCTGTCTCTTCGACTTCGGCAGATACCTTCCGTTGTCCTCCGGTGTCAGCTTGAGCCTGTGGGCTTTCTGACAGTTCGGCAAACCTGCGAGCGGTATCAGCAAGGCCGATTTCGCTGGACTGCGACTTCTCGGCTTCAGACATAAGTTACCTCATTGTTAAGCGCGCTTCAAGCGGCGGTTAAACTGCGCCACACTGGGGGCCGTCGCCATCGCTGAAAGCTCCCCGCGTAACGCTGCTACGGCGCGCATCATGTAATACGCATCGTCTCGTTTAAGCCCGGCATCGGGCTCTGAATTTTTCCAGTCGGCTGTGTAGCCTTCCTCAAGGAGCCGGAAGACTTCCTTCATGCAGCCGCTTTCGCCAAAAGCCTTGGCCTCCCGCCACAGTTCCTCTTGTTCAAAGGTTGACATGCTACATCATCCCCGGTGGCACAGGCGGCATCATTGGCTGCTGCATCGGGAGCTGTGCGGGTTCAGGTGGCGGGGCATATGCCTGTGCCATCTTAAACATCTCCTGTATTTCCGTGCGCTGGCGGTCGATGTCTGCCCGGATGCTGGCAATATCAACCTGCGTGCCGTACTTAGCCTGTATCTCTGCTGCCTTCAGCAGGCTGTCAGCAATCAGCTTGTCACGCTGGAAGTCAGCATCGGAGACAGCCTTCTGGCGCTCCAGCTCCTGCTTCGAGGCATTGATGATGATGTCTGCCTTGATCTTTTCAGCCTCAACCTGCGCCAGCAGGGTAGCCGGGTCGGGCTTGTTCTGCCCCGCCGACATCTGCTGCATGAACGCGGCAACCTCCTCCGGGTTAACCTCTTTCCAGAACTGCGAGGCGTCTTGGAAGCCCTGCAATGTGGTCATCTGGGCCAAGGTGTTGCGGAACTGCGCCAGGTCAACCAATGGGTTATTGGGTCCATATTTCTCGATTGCCTGCTGCTGCATCTGGACAATGGAACCCAGACCCATGAGACGTGCTTCATCCGATCCACGGCCAAGGGCAATGTTCACCACCATGTCCATAGAGGCATCCCAGCCACGCGGGTCTACGGGGATAAACTTGTTCCGCAGGCGCATGATCTTGGCTTTGTCCTGATGCTGGACAACAAGTTGAAGCAGCCCTTGGAAACACCGCTTCAGGCCATCAGAGAACAGCCGGGCAATCATCTCAATACGATCCTGAGATGCCGATAACTGAGCCTGCACTGCCGACTTTGTTGTCGATTGCAGAACGTCAGCATCCAACCCCTGCGATGTGCGCGAGATGCCGGTGCGCTGTGTCTTCACCTCATCAAGGTACGCCATGACGCCGAGGGCAGACTGGCCCACAAATGGTGTCGAGAACGGGATAACTGCTCCAGCGTTACGTGCGCGGATGATGGCGCCAGTCTCATTGTTCAGCACATCATCCATGTTCACCTGACCCTCAACCACCACG